GCCTCTTGTTCGTTGAGAAAAAGCAGGTAGTGGTTGTCGTCATACTTTGCGTATGTCTGACGCTGGGGATTAAATGCTGTTGTCATTTAGCTGTTATTTAATTGTTGTTTAACGGTTGTTTATTACTGTCTGTTTGTTGTGTCTGTGCGGGGTCGGTGGTCGCCTGTGCCGGCTTGGGTTCCTCCCATTCTGCCAGCTTGTAAAAGCAGCGATTACTACCCACACACTTTTGTCGTACCACTTGGCACTGCACAGGTTCGGACAAGTCCAGGTCGGCCATGTCTTCGGCCAGCGTTTTAGAGCCGGTAAAGGTTATGTGCTTCACCCAGCCCATAACGGGAAGGCCGTTGTCCATGAGTGGTTGGCCTTTGTCGTCTACGAGCTGCTCCTGCAATTCGTATTGGAATTTTAGGCAGTCGCCCGTGTTCATCTTTGACGGGGTTAGCTCAAAGCGCAGCAGGTGGATTTCTCGCCCGATGATGCGGTCAATGTGGTATTTGTCGCCGATCATTGACCCCTGGCTCTTTTTTACTTCATGTAATTTTTTCACGCCTAAAATGTTTATTAAATGTTTACTGTCTGCATGAACGATAAAGCCCAGCCTCGAAGCCACACGGAGCCTTATTTCCTCGCCTGTAAGCCCTTTGTGTCGCAGCTTTGCCACTATCTTACAAAGAGCCTTTTTGTTGCGTTTACGGGCACGACAATAGCTGTGTCGGGTAACATAGCCGACATAATCAATGCCGCGCGCCTCCACGGGGAAAATTTGCCAATTGGGTTTAAGCTCCAGCCGCCTGTGTTCCCTTAGATACTGCACCATTTTGGTGTGTATGTCGTGCAGGAACTCCTTGCTTGGCGATAGGATCACAATGTCGTCGGCATAGCGGTAGTAATAGTTTACGTTCCACTGTTCCTTGACAATGTGGTCAAGTTCGGCCAGGTATAAGTTTGCGAAATATTGGCTTATGTAGTTACCAATGGGCACACCGTCTGCGCTGTCGATTATGTTGTCAAGCAGCCAAAGGAGGTCGGGGTCTTTTATGCGTTGGCGCACTACCTCTTTCAGTATGCTGTGAGTGATTGAGGGGTAAAATTTGCGGATGTCTATCTTGTAGCAGTATTTCGTGCCGTCGATGTCTTCGCGCAGATCTTTGCGCAGCTTTGCCAGCAAAGCGTGCACGCCGCGCCCCTTAATGCAGGCGTATGTGTCGCGGGTAAAAATTGGTGTCCAGATGTCCACCAGCACTTGCATTATAGCCCACTGCACCACGCGGTCGCGATAGGGCAGCTTGAAAATTAGGCGCTCTTTAGGCTCATGTTTGACAAAGCAGGTATATGCGGACGTGTTGTAGGTCTTGCCTAACAGCTGCGCCCGTATCTCTGCCAGGTTGTGCTCCAGGTCGGCGCGGAACTTTGCCACCTCCTGGCGGCCTCCTTTGCCTGTTCCTGCGTTGATGTCAGCCTGACGCAGGTTTTCCATGTCGCAAACCTTTTCAAAAAGATAGCCTATGCGTTTCATTTGTCGTTATAATGTTTGTGCACGTTTTTAGTCTGCTTTGCATACTCGGGAGCTTTCGATGCTTGCGCCCTACTAACACCCTTTTTAACTTGTTATCTTTTGCCTTGGGGCATGGCTCACCTCATGTAGCTAAATTTTTTATGCAAAATTGAGAGGCGCGGAGTAATTCGCATTCGCATTCGTAGCCGTGTTATTCGCATTCGTGTACGACGCGCCTGCATTCGTACTATTGTTCGCGTTACCGCCAGCAGCACGGACACGAAGACCTACCACGCAGAGAGGTGCCGCCAGCTGCCAAACGTGGCAGCCCGTTTTCGTTTTCGCAGATCTAAAAATTTTCGCCCGCCTGCGGCGGGTTTGCCGCTTTCGCTTTCGCCCCGCCGGTTGGGCTTGTTCATGCTTTATTTATTCTCGTTATGCAATTTTCTGTGTCGTCGGGATCTCCGGGTCTTCCTCAAAATAGCAGAGAGGCGCGGAGTAATTCGCAATCGCATTCGCAGCCGAGTAATACGCAATCGTGTACGACGCGCCTGCATCCGTACCATTGTACGCGTTACCGCCAGCAGCACGGACACGAAGACCCTTAGAGGTGTCGACGTTCGTGTAAAAATAGTCGGCAAAACGAATGGTCGCACTGCCGCCCACCTCCGTGGGCATACAGCATAATCCTTGGTAACTCTTGCGCTTGATGTAGCCGCTTGTGCGGGGGCATACTGCAACCGGGATTTTGTCGTCTACGGTGTTGGGGTCGTAGTCGGCCAACATGCTGGTGGCTACATACACCACCGACTTCTCCTCGCCTGCGTCCATGATGAGGCCGCGCACCCATTGCCACAGGTTGCCATAGCCTGCGCCTATCAGACCAAAGAACACCGGCACGTTAAAGGTCTTGTAAGTGTCTCCCTCTGTGTCGGCTGTCTGCGGCAGGTTGTAAGGTACCAGGCACACGCTGTCGCCTGCTTCCACGCCTACGCTGGTAGGGATAACGGGATAAGTTCCGTTATATTTAGACCAGTCCGGCATATCAGTTACACCTGTGCCGAAGCCGCCCTGATAAAGGCCGTTTTCGTCAAGCTCGGAGTTAAATGTGGCCTGGCTGTTTTCGGTGCCCATAATAATCTCGAAAAGGAACTCAACCACGAAGCGGGCAACAAACCAATTGGCCTCCCAACCCTCGCCACGCTTGCGGGCGTAGTTACCAAAGTTGGTTGTGCTTATGTTGGTGGCCGGCATTCCCAGCATGGAAATTTGCGGCGCGTCGGCAGCCGGTGCATTTGCGTAGCTGGCGGCGTTCAGTGCAGAGCCACCGCCACCGCGGTACTGTTCTGCGTCGCTTATGACGCTGCACAGCTTGGTGTTTGTGCGATCCATTACACCGGCACCCAGCCACGAAATGCCGCCGGCGGGTATTCTGATGCTTACACCATTGCCCACAGGCTCGTTAAACGTCACCGCCTTGACCAGGTTATTGCCCTCTTTCCAGATGTTGGCAATAAAGCTGTTCCAGCACCACATACACTGTCCCTCGGTGCCGTCCAGGGCGGCGGGGCTACCGTCGGAGTAACGTGTGCTGTCGAATGGGTCGAGCTTGCGCTTTTTGCGGTCGTCTGTCACCAGGTAACGGCCAAGGCCTAACTTAGTGGGCAGTTCGCGCAGTGCCGACAGGCTACCATAATAGCCTGCTGCGGTGGGGGTGTTGTTGGCCTCATTCCAATAGCGCCCGGCAATAGGGTTGCCCGCCTGCTCTACGGCTTTGGCCAGCTCGATGCGGTGTGTTTCGCCCGTCTCGTCCATAACTTCGACGTGCATGTCTTTAAGCGCGCCTGTCGCTTCCGGCAGGTCGTTGATGCGCTTTCCGTTGTTGAAAGCAGCCAGCATGTCAATGATGCCCTGCTCCTGTTCTGTTGTAAAAGCCATTTTTTTACTGTTGTATTTATGTTAAACGAATGTTTCCTTGAGCGTCCAAACGGATAGAGCCGCCCGCAGTTCTGGCGCGGGGTGCGACCGCTTCCACTTGGATAGTCTTGTAAAAGCGTGTTGCGTCGGTGGGTATGACGTGCACCGTGCCGGTGCCTTTAGCCTTTGGCACGATTTCTCCGTCGGGCAATACGTCCACCGCTGCGCCGTCAGATAGGTAAAGCACATTTTGCGCTGCGCCGTCGGGCAGCACTTTGCCGCGCACATACTGCTTCACGGTGTTGCCTATGGTGATGCTTTCGGGGGCTTCCACCACCATACCCGTGGGCGCTCCTGCGGTTACAACCTTTGCCCGCTCTATTAAGCCCACCAGAATGGCGCGCTCCTGCGCGATGGCCTGTGAGGCCGCCTCTGCCCGCTGCGCTGCCGCTATGGCGTTGGCGGCTGTCTCGTCTGCTTCTGCCTTTGCCTGTCGTGCGGCCTCTGCTGCACTGTCGGCTTCATCTTTAGCGGTGTTTGCCGCTTCGGTGGCTCTGTCGGCGGCTTGCTGGGCCGCGCTCGCTGCCAGGGCCGCCACCTCTGCTCTTTCGGCGATGCTTCGCGTGTCGGTGGCCACCAGGTCGATGGAGCTTATAGCATTACCGGCATTTTCGGCTGCTTGTCCGGCAGCTTTGGCGTTGGCCGTTGCGTCGTTGGCTGCGTCGATAGCCGCCTGTGCAGCTGCCGCCGCGTCTGCTGCGGCTTGTGTCGCCGTCCGGGTGGCTGTGTCGGCCTCGTCCGTGGCGGCTACTGCTGCCTGTGCGGCATTGTCTGCGGCCTGCTGTGCAGTGGTGGCACGACGGGCGGCAGCGTCAGCAGCTACCCGTGCAGCGTCCGCCTCCGCCGTGGCCGTTTTGGCGGCCTCTATTGCGGCAGCAGTGCGTTGCTCTGCCTCCGTTATGGTGGCGTTCGCCTGGTCGGTGGCAGCGGTCATTTGCCCGGTCAGCTCTGCGCTTTCCGTTGCAAACTCCTGCACGATCTCCTCCAGCTGTGTGGCCGTGGCGTTCATGCGCTTCACCTGTTCGTCGGCCTTGCTGTCATATTCAGCCATGGCAGCGTCGTAGCGTTCGGCGGCTTCTTGTGCCGGCTGTTGCAGTTGTTCGATTTGTTCAGCGGTGAAGTCGTCGAACGTAAACGCTTTGCCACGTGTGTAGTTTGCCACCAGCCCGCTTGTCAGGCGGTCGGTACTTCCGGCCTTGTCCCATAGCAGGACGTGCAGGCCGGCAGCGTAAAAGACATTTTGCGTGCCTCCCTCAAATGTTTGGTTATCCAGCGACACGTGCAGCTCTACATGAAGTTCGCCCTCGCAAAGGTTGTGATCCTTGAAATAGACAAGCAGCGCGTCCCCTTCCGGGGCGCAATTAGTGTAAACGTCACCCTGTCGTCCGGCGGTGTATTCATGCCCGTGCTGCGTCCAATAGCGAAGCGTAAAGTCCACGTCGTCAGGCAGGGGGTATGGTGCACCCTGCGCGTCAACGAAAGACTGCCGCAACACAAAGTCGCTTTTATAATTCTGGTATTGTGTAGCCATTATGTCAGTCTAATATTTCCGTTAGCGTCCAGACGCATACCGCCCGCCATAGTGGTGCGCATACGCGGGGGCACCACGGCAATGGTCAGCTGCTTGTAAACTGTCGATTTATACACCGCTACGACGTTCACCACGGTGGTGCCCGTGGCGGTCGGCGTAATGATGCCGTCGGGGGTGATCATTAAGGCGCGGTTGTCGGCGATAAAGAGCACGCCGCCCTCTCCATAGCCGGGAACGGCGCGGGCTGCGATTTGAGGGTGCACACCCTCGGCCAGCGTCACCTCCTGCGGGCAGCTGTCTATTACCACCTGTTTGGGCGTGGGACGTGTTGTGCCCTGTGCTTGCAGCGTGGCGGTCAGTTCCTCCACCAGGGTGCGCGTCGCCTGTGCGCGTTGTGCTTCGGCTGCTGCGTTTTCGGCTGCGGTGTCAACACCCGCCAGGCGGTCGTCGATGTCCTGCTGTATCTCTTGCAGGTTGGTGTTTAGAAATATGTCTAACGCACTGCGAACGTCGCCGCAAGCGTCTATAAGATCCGCAAAGAGTTCGCCAACCATGGCGGGGGTCACGGCCTTGTTTGCCACAGCGTCACGAATGGCAATTGCCCGCTGTTGCAGATCGTCCACTTGCATTTGTTCAATCTCGATTGGTGTTAGTTCCATTACGCGAATGTATCGTTAAAGTTGTTGTTAAATATGCTTGTTACGGCCTGCCCGCTTTCGCTTGGCGCGGCCTCATTCTTTTGCGCTGCCTTTTTGGCGGCGTTCAGTGTTGCGTCCAGCACGTTAACCTCGGTTGTAGCCGTGGCCTTTTCGGTGTCCTCATTAAAGCGGCGCAGCGGTTCGGTAACACCGCTGTCGTAGGTCGTGCCGTAAAGCGGTAATATGTCGGGGCGAATGAGCGGCGCAATAACAGCGATGTAATTGTTGCCGACACGCCGTAATAGTTCTTTTTCGTCGGTGGTGGGTATCTCCGTAGCGGGGCAGATTTTACGGGCAGCGATGCGGTCGGCTGTGGTGGTGTCGATGATGTCGTCCAGATCATACTCCAGCACCTGGCCGTCGGTCAGGCGGTCGGTTATGCTTAACCCGTTGCGAACAGCCAGGGCGAAGACACCCTCGGCGCTGCCCAGCACCTGGATAGCCACGTCGAGGAGGCTCTGTCTATCTTTTACCGTTACTTTCATTCTACTGTATTGTTAGGGTTCCGTCCTCTTGAAGCTCTACCGTTTCGGCGGCCACCTTGCAGGCGCGGAGCATCTTCTTTGTTTCCTGCGGCCAAAAAGGATCCACACACCCGCCTAACTGTTGGCGCACCTCTGCACCCAACAGCGGGTATTCCTTAAACTCGCCACGCATGGCCAGCAGTACGCTTTCACAGATCTGCTCCTCGCAGTCTGTAATGGTGGCTTGTTTGGCGCTGCTGATAAGCAGGTCGCCCGTATTGGTGTCTGTTATTAGTCCTTGCATTGCCGTTAATGTTTTACTGTCTTGTCTTCGTAGTCGCCACGCTTAAACTGTGCGGCGGTTTCGGAAAATGAAGCCACAGGCGGGGTTGTCGGCCCGTGTGTCCCGGTATGGCTGTGGCTGTTGAAGCTGCTTATAAAACTGTTTACCGTCCCCACCAGGTCGTTAATTTTGCCTGTAAGGTCGGCTATGTTGATAAGTCCGCCCAGGCCGCCGCCGTTGAAGACTGCCGCGTTCTTGTCGATGTCCAGCGTTATGCCGTCTTGAACGCTCAGGCTAACGCCCTCTTCTGTTATGGTCAGCTTTGTGCCGTCGTTGATGTTTACCTCGATGCTTTCCACGTCATCGGTCAGCACCACCACGCCGGCGGCATAACCCGAAAGCATGGCCACGGCCACATAGCTGCCCTCGCGTGGGAATAGCACCACGCCCAGCGCTCCCTCCTGGTTGGCTTGAAGATTGACCTCCAAAATGGGCGCACCCTCATTGATTGGCTCCACGTCAACCGTGCGGCGGTCGTCGTGGCGTGCCGTCACAGTGCCCACCAGCAGGCCGGCACTGCCGCCTTCTGTTGCAAGCTGTCTTATTATGTTCTTTAGTCCGCTCATTGTGCCACATGTAGTCCGAGGGTTATTTCCTGACGGTAGCCGCTCGAACTGAATTTAATTACATTCTTTTTTACTTGGTAAACGCCCATTTTGTTGCCGTCTATCTTTATGCCGATCGCGTCCAACTTGTCGACCAACTTGTAGCCGAAAGTGGTAAAGCTGCCGGTCAGACCGTCAACTTTTAGGCGTTGTATTTCCTGCTCCGCCCATGCCTTTAGCTCGCTTTCCGTCTTGTTATAGGTGTGCAGCGTGCGATGTTCGCCGTCTTTGTCGCCGACCTCCACTTTTATTTTTTTGTTGTTCGGCATGATGCTGACGGCCTTAATGCACAGGCGTATGTTTTCGGCCTGCTGCTGTTCGAGGCTGCTGTCGTTTATAATGTTCACCCCGGTGGCAAACACCTGCGCAGGCTGTGTGTCTCGCTCGAAGATCACACCGCAGTAAAGCACGGGCTTGCCGTCTTCGTAGCGATAAAAAGAGCGGATGCCATTGTCTTGAAGCCTGCCCAGCAGAGCCGCCACGGTGTCGTCCGTCACACGGAACTGCCCCAGGTTCTGCTCGCCGAAGACTTTAACCCCGTCGAGTCCCTGGTCTTTTAGCAACGTCTCCAGCGTTACAGTGGTATAGGCTTTTTTGGTGCAGGCCATTTGCTTTAGCTTGAACATTTCGTCTTCGCAGGTCAGCACTATGGGCGTTTTAACGCTAACATTACGCACATATCCCACGAATGCCAGCTCCGGGTTGTCGCCATAGCCAGTCCACACCTTTACGGTGTCGCCGCGCTTTACAGGTATCTGCGCCTGCCCGTTCCACTTCATGCGCTTGGGCAGGGTGATTTTGCACTCGTCGGTCAGCTTCTCGGTGTCCCTTGTTATCTCTACCGAAGTAACAAAAGGCACCTGCCACGATTCGTCACCCTGTATTTCTATTTTCGCATTTAAGACGTACATTTAACGGGTGGTTAATGGGTGTTTAATATTCTGTGCTGTAAACGTTATATTCTTTATCGGAAAGCGCCGACAGGCTAATGGGCTGGTAGTTGCTTTCCGTCGCCTGACCAACTGAAAAATCGGTTATGACCAGCCGGTCGATGTCGAATATTTCCAAAAAGACGCTTTGAACCAATATGGGCTCGTTAAGGTCGAAAAATGCCCGCAGCTCTTTAATGCCCTCGGTGGGGTATTCGTCCACGAACACGCCGTCCTTGACGGCCTGCACGCCAACAGCTATTTTTACGGTGTAGTCGTCGGCGTTAATATATTCTTTGACGGTGCCGTCCATGCCCACCAGCTGGGTGGTTACAATATTCTTTTTGCAGCTCACAGACACAACAGCGTCGTTCATATCCAGCTCCTCGCCGTTCTCTTTGCGAAAGCGCAGCGTGCACAGGGCGTAACGGTCGCTCCAGAATGACGGGTCGGTCATGGGCGCGGCTATTTCTTTAGCCTCCATTTGCGTGCCGTTGTTGTTCCAATTAGGCGGAGCGGTAGTACGCGCCGGCTTGAAGCGGTACAGCGCGCCTTTAAGCTGATTAGCCGCGCCGGTGGCCACGGTCACAAAGTTGAAATTAATAGGTAACATATTAAATCAATTGCGTGTCGTTGAGCGCAGAAAGCAAAACCTCGGTAACGGTTTCTTTGACCCGCTCTGCGCTTTCGGTCAAAGTCGCCGTGTGCACCTCGAACTTATCCACCAGGCGTTCGATGTTCACTGTTATATTTCGTATCTTGTCGGCACTGCCCGCGGCTTTGCTGCCGGTGGAGCCTTTACTGCCGGTCACGTTTGCCGTGCCGGCTGTCGGGGATGCGACAGTGGGCACGCTGGGCGTTTCGGGTAGCCCGGGAATGGCTGCCTGTGTCGGGGACTGCTTCTTATTCTTGGCGGCTTCCTCCTTTTCGCTTTTGGCGATTTCTTCGTTGTATGCTTCATTAAAGGCTTGCCCTATCTGCGTGCCATAGTCGGAAAAACCGTTTTTTAGCTTTTCCAGCGCGGCGCTTATGCCGTCGCCGTCCAGACTGAAAGCCGCCTTTATAAGGTCGCCTATGGCTCCAAACACTTGTTTGGCCAGCTCACCAATGCCCGTAAAGCAGGCTTTGAACGATGCCCACGTTCCCTTCAGTACAGCGCGGAACTTTGCCGACGTGTTCCAAAAGTATGTTCCCACGGCAATGAGGGCGGCGATAGCTGCCGCAATCCAGCCGATAATGGGTATGTTCATAATGGCGATGCTCACGGCGCGGCAGGCAGATGTGGCCGCCAGCTTAAACGCGCCAAAGGCCGTCGAAGCGATGCCCGCAAAGGTGGTCGAAGCGGTGCCGGTTGTTACCAGCGACAGCAGGAACGACCCCAGGGCTTTAAGTCCCTGCAATATGCCGACGGTGGCAAAACGTACCACTGCCAGCGTGGCGCGGGTTATGTTGACCATAAAGCCGTTACTAACAAACTGCCCCGTCACGAGCTCTCTGTTCATAAAGAGCACTTGCAAGCGCGCAGCGTATAACATGCCGCGAATGCGCCCCCACATGCCGGCCCACTGCAAGCCCTTTATCCAGGTCATTAGGCTGCCCAGCCCGGTAAATAATGGGATGAGCTGCGCCACGGGCACCAGCACCGAAGCTATGGCACCCGCCCACATGGTAGCGCCGCCCGTAGCTTGGAAAATGCTGATCTTCACGTCCTCGATTCGCTGGTTGATTCGTGCCGACTTTTCGGCGAAGCTGTCCATGACAATGGCCGCCTGTTCCTCTGCGCTGCTGGTGCCTGTCACTGCCTCGGTAAAGGCAGCCAGCTTGTCGGTGCCTTGTACCAGAGCGCGCGCGGCGTTGGCGTTTTCCATGCCGAACAGTTTACTAAACAGTGCACTGTCGTTTAACACTGGCTTTAGCATTTCGAGGCGCTCTTTCAGGCTCTTGTTTTTGTCAGCCAAAGCCAGCACGTCGATGCCTGCTTTTTGCAGTTCCTCGCGGGTGTCTTTCGGCAAAAATCTGCCCTGCGACAATATGGCCAGGGTGTTACGCAAAGCCACACCGCCCTCACTGCCTTTTTTGCCGGCTTTATCCAGCACCTGGATGGCGGCGTTGGTTTCCTCAAAGCTGACACATGCAGCCTTGGCAGCCATACCGCACTGCTCAAGGGCGGCCTTAATGGCGGGCAGTTCGGCACTACCGGCCTGACCGGCGGCGGCCATGGTGTTCATCATTTCGGCCATGGTCTTGCTGGCCGCTATGGGATCGTCCAGACTCACGCCGTATTGGTTCATGGCGGTGGTGAGCACCTGTGCAGCCGCCACGCCGTCACCGCCCATTAGCTTGCTGGTTATCTGAATGCTGTTACCCATGGCTTGCAGAGCTTCCGGGCATTTGCCCAGCTCCGGGGTCAACTGCGAAAGCAGCAGTTTATAACCCTCCACGGCCACACCTGCGTCCGTGCCGAATGCCTTTGCACTTTCACGGGCGTAGCCCTCAATCTCTTTAAGAGCATCACCCGTCACGCCGGCCACAGCCGAAAGGTCGTGCATTTGGCTGTCAAGCGTCACACCGCTGGCGGCAAGCCCCTGGAACGTATTGGCCAACCTTTCAACGTAGCCGCTGGCCAGCTCGAAAGCAGCCATTTTTTGCGACAGCTTCTCGACCCAGCTCTGGGCAGTCTCCACATTCATGGAAAACTGCCCGACAGCTTGGTTCATTTCCGACATTCTGCCGTAAAAGTCTCCGCTAACGTCAAAACGATAGTCAAACGATTGCATTTTAGTAATTTATTATTATCTTTGTGCACTGTTTAATAGTGCACTATGTTTGAAACTTTTTGCATATTCGTATTAAAGGCCTTAACCGCGGTTGCTTACTGCGGATTCTTGATTATGCCCTTTTGTTTTCTCTTTATGATTGTGCTCGCCTTGTTCCATGACTGCCACCGTCGACGTCATTAATCATTCTTTGAGAAAAGAGCAACGATCATTTCGGCCTGTCTTTTCAGCCTCCAATTTTCCAGCCATATAGCAGCCGCGTAGTCTGTTGCGAAGTCTTCGGCACTCCCAGCCGTGGGGTCGACATGCAGGTTTGCCCGTATCAGGGCGCAGGCTTTAAGAAAGCCGTCCTCGGGGCTGTCCTCCACGTCGTCCCGCGCGTTGAGCTGGTGCGCCTCTATAAGTTTTTTAGGCTTGCAGAGACACGGGCAAAGGCTACGTTTAGTTGGCCCATACATGCAGTAAAGAGCACAGCGTCGTGGCGTAGGTCTTCGCTGCCGCCTAACCAACAGCCGTCGAAAAGCGTTTGCGCGCTTTTCATTTCGTCAGTTTTGGCCAGCTTGTTGACTGCTGCCATGGTTTCCATGCTCGGTCGCTTGAAATAGCCCACGTGCAGGTCGCCTTCGTCTTCCACGTCGATGCGGGTAACTTTTCGGTGCAGGGCTTTCCACTTGTTTATGTTTTCACTTGTTACGCCTCCGTCATAGGTGCGCTTTTCTGCTGCGCTTGCAGCGTTGTTATTGGTGTCTGTATTCATTTTTTATGGGGTCTTTAATGGGTCTTTAATTGTTGTTTAGCGGTGGCCGCGGGGTCGGCACAATGGCCGCCCCACCGCCGACGCTTATTTATTCCAGTCAATGTGTGACATTACGAGGTCGATTTCCACCTCCTGGCCTGTGTCGCCCTCTTTCCAGCCGCGCCCGTTGTTCTTAAACATGACGTTGCGCAGCTTGTCGATTGACACAATGCCCGTGTCGGGCAAATAGCTGACGATGATGTCAAAAGGTGCAATGTCCTGCAAGCGGCCTGTGTTGCTTTGCTTCTGGATTGCTTCGACCTCCTCTTGGTAGAGGGTAATTTTACCTGTGGACGTAATGCGCCCCTTGGCGTAGCCTACGGGGTAACGGCCTGCGCCGTACTTGGTCACTATGTCCTGGTCGTCCTTGTATTCGATGCCGGTAATGCCTGTAACGGGCACGCCGGCAATGACGAGCACGATGTCGGCCCAATCATATAGTTTGCCATTGACAAATGGCACGCCGTTGTTTCCTTCCATTTTACAGTGATGTTACGTAACCGATTTT